CTTGTCCCTGACAAGGGTTCTATAGGTATGAAGAAGAAATAGAAGACTGCCTGTTGGTGGTGATGCCTAAGGAATATACCTATAGAACCCTTGTCAGGGACAAGCCCTAGGGTATCAACATTTTCAGATGTGTCAAGAGGAAATCGACATGGATTATGAAACAAATATCAGGCGTCATGACGGAGAGTATACCGTCTATGGAGAGCTATGGGATGATGGTATGGGGTTCTGGGATAAATGGGGTGACACAGGCTATACCTTCGAGGTGCAGCACGAGCCAGAGTTCTCTGTCACTGAGCTATACAACAAGGATGGCAAGCCCGTTCCATTAACTACCTTGACACCTAAGGAGATCCTTGTCATCATAGACATCTTCACACAAGACTATTGGGATCACATATTATGAATTGGAAATCACATAAGCCTTGTCCCTACGAGGATTGCGGTAGCACAGATGCCTTTAGCTATAACCTGGACAGCATGTCAGGTAGGTGTCACAGCTGCGAACGTAAGTATCCAAGGGACAAGGCATCAAAGCTAGACTGGGCAGAGGAAGAGTACCCTACCCAGGGACAGCAGCAACAAGAGAAGGATGATTGGGACATGGAGCCAGCGATCAAGGCAGTGCCTACCGAGGTACTCACAGGCGTGTACCGAACCATACGCAGCATCTCAGACCAGACCATGCGAAAGTATGACTGCAAGACATACCTAGACAAGGATGGCAAAGAGGTTAAGCAAGAATACATCTACCCTTCTGGTGGTGTTAAGACACGTTACTTCCCAAAGGAGTTCCGTGCAGTTAACCTTAAGTCAGACGAGCTATACGGTATGAACCTCTGGAACGCAGGATCAGGTAAGATCGTGACCATATGTGAGGGTGAGCTAGACGCCATGTCTGCCTATCAGATGTGTCATAACCCTAAGTTCTCCTCTGCCTTTGTGTCACTGCCATCGGCAACACCATCGAAGAAGCTATGGACAAACACAAACGATTGGCTGTCATCCTTTGACAAGATCATTCTGTCTATCGAGCATGATGACCAAGGCAATGCCGTGGCCCAGCGCATAGCTAACCTATACCCCAATAAGGTATACCGTGTGCAGCATGACAAGTACAAGGATGCCAATGAGTTCCTTGAGGCAGGTGCAAAGAATGAATACTATAACGCCTGGATGAATGCCCGTAAGTATACCCCAGAGAATGTCATCAACACCACTGACCAGTTCCTTAGCCTCTACAACAAGGCAGAGAACCACACCTATGTTGAGACAGGCATACAGGACTTCGATGATATGTGCCTAGGCCTGATGCAAGGACACTTCACCCTGTTCAAGGCACAGACAGGCATAGGTAAGACAGAGTTTATGCGCTACTTGGAGTATCGTATCTTGGATAAGAACCCTGACATCAAGATCGCCACATGGCACATGGAGGAGACTAAGCTACGATCCTTGTTGGGCCTGGTGTCATACGACATCAAGGATAACGTGACCCGCATGGACTTGATCGAGGACAAGGGTGTCAGTGCCAAGGTACAAGAGTCAATCAGCAACATAACCAAGGACGAGAGACTATTCCAGTTCTTCTTGAATGACGAGGACGATCCCCTTGACCTGCTCGGGCACATACGTTATCTATCCCAGGCTTGTGATGTTAACTATATCTTCTTCGAGCCTATCCAAGACATCGCAGCTAACATGGGCGGTGACGAGAGCAAAGAGCAATTCCTTGCGGATCTATCTGTCAGGCTATCTAAGTTAGCCGCTGAGTTGAACGTAGGTATCGTGACCATCGGGCACACTAATGATGACGGTCAGGTTAAGTACTGCCGTATGATAGAACAACGAGCATCTGTTGTTGTTGATCTACAACGCAACAAGATGGCTGAGGACGAGGACGAAAGGAACACAACCAAGTTACTTGTCACAAAGAACAGACCAGTGGGTCCAACAGGGTACGCAGGACAACTTAAGTTTAACACTAACACCTTTACATTGGAAGAAAAGTATGCCTTCATTTGATGACCTGACAAACATGACAACAGTAGCAGCAGCCCTATACTTCCTTGGGATCTACTTCCACTACGTCCATGTCAAAACTATCTTTCACCTCCTCGATAGATACGAGGACTTAAACAAAACTAAAGCTATCTTCCACAGTGTAACGTGGCCTATCACAGTGCTAGTACTTATGTGGGATGAGTTCTTTGGAGCAGAAGAGGACGAAGACTTAGAATGAAAACCGTAGCAATGGACATAGAGACAGACGACATTGATGCCACACGCATCTGGGTTATCTGTACCAAGGACATAGACACAGGGGAAACAGAACAGTTCCTTAATGTGTCACACATAGAAGAGGAGAAACAAAGGTTCATAGAGTACTGCGCTGATGTTGAAACATTTGTATTTCACAACGGCATTGCCTTCGATGCCCCAGTAATTAACAGGTTGCTTGGTGAAACTGTTGTTGACTTACACAAAGTACTTGACACCCTGATTGTGTCACGCCTAGTGGACTACACTTTGGATGGCAAAGGACATAGCCTCAAGGCATGGGGACGTAGACTAGGTGACCATAAGCTAGACTTCAAGGACTTCTCAGCCCTAACAGAAGAGATGATCTTCTACTGTCATCAGGATGTTACTGTGACGGTGCTGCTCTACAATACACTTAAGCCTGTCATCAATGACCCTACGTGGGATGAGGCTATCAGGTGTGAACATGAGATCCAGATGCTATGTGAAGAGATGACAGACAATGGCTTCTACTTCGATCAGAACCAAGCAGAGACATTGCTTGATGAGATAGAGTTAAGGATGCTAGAGCTAACCGATGCCTTCCAAGAGGACTTCCCTCCCCAACTACAAGAGGTAAACCGTATAAAGTATAGGCGTAAGGCTGATGGTTCTCTTTTCTCTAACGTAACCAAGGCACACGAGCAGTACGAGAAGACAGTAGTAGACTGGGCAGCTCAACCACCTGAGCTAGTCTGCTATGACTACATAGAGTTTAACCCAGGCTCACCCAAGCAGCGTATAGAAAGACTTTGGGAAGCAGGATGGACACCAGTAGAGAAAACAAAAGGACACATTGAATATGACCGAGAACAAAAACAAAGATCGAGGCACTAAGTTTGCTAAGTACGGGTGGACACTATCCGAGGTAAACCTTAGCACACTGCCTGAGACAGCCCCTACAGGAGGCAAACGTCTTGCCGAGTGGTTGACCCTTGAGGGACGTAGATCGTCACTGGTTGAGTGGCTAGGGCACTGTGGGGATGACATGCGTATCCATGGTAGGTTTGCACACATCGGTGCATGGACAGGACGTATGGCACACCGAGCACCTAACCAAGCCAACATCCCATCGGAGTTCCATGGCACACCTAAGTCTGCCGTTGAGGAGGTGAAGCACAGGTACGATGGTAGGTTCCGCAGCCTATGGACAACGCCTGATGGTTGTTTGTTGGTGGGTACTGACGCAGAAGGTATCCAGCTACGAGTACTTGCGCACCTCATGAAGTCAGAAGAATATGTACACGCTATTGTGTCAGGCCGTAAGGAGAATGAGACAGACATCCACAACTTAAACCGCAAGGCCTTGGGTATGTCACACATCACGAGAGACATGGCTAAGACATTCATCTACGCCTTCCTGCTAGGAGCAGGTAACGAAAAGATCTCTCAGATCCTAAAGGTAAACCGTAAGGAAGCAACACAAGCAGTAGATAACTTCATGGAATCTATCCAAGGATTGTCTGAGCTGAAGAAGAAGATTATACCCTACGTTGCTGGACGTGGTTACTTCAAAGGTTTAGATGGGCGTAAGGTCAAGGTTCCCTCCGAGCACAAAGCCTTGGCTGGTATGCTACAGAATGGTGAGTCTGTCATCATGAAACATGCAGCCCTACAGTGGGTGCGTGAGGCAAAGCAGCAGAACCTAGACTTCAAGCTGGTCACCTGGCCTCACGATGAGTGGCAGACAGAGATCCGTGGTGGCATGGAAGAAGCAGAACAATTAGGTTCACTACAACGTCAATCTATTGTTGACACAGGAGTTAAATTCGGTATGATGTGCCCTCTAGCTGGGTCAACTGACATCGGTAAGAATTGGAAGGACACACACTAATGCTCCCTTATATTGTTGCAGGATCACCCATAATTTTTGTCTTGACAATGCAGGCAATAGTTTATATAGCTAACAACAATACCAAACGCCAGTAAAAGGAGATACCTCAATGGCAGCTAAGAAGAAAACTAAGTTCGGTGTATTCGAAGGTGAATTGTTTTATCCTCGTTTGTTCGAAGATACCATGGACACTTCTGAGTACCACGAACGTACACAAGGTCAGTACAACACCATGTTCGTACCTAAGGACAGTGAAGAATTGAATCGTTTAATTGCGATGGGATTCCCTGAGGTTTCCCTGGGTAACCAGATGGTCAAGCCTATCGCAATAGCTGATAACCGCATGGGTGTTAAACTTAAGCGTCCTAATGTACACCCTTCAGGTATTGAAGACTTTGGTGGTGCACCAACAGTTACTCATGGCGTGACCAACCAGAAGTGGGATAACATCGTTGATGGAAACTTAGGTCATGGCACCAAGGCTAAGGTAAAGATCTCTATCTACGGTGAGGGTGAAAGAGCAGCGGTACGATTAGAGAAGGTTGGTGTTATCGAACACGTACCCTACCAAGAGTTAGCTGAGGCTGAAGACCGCTGGTAGATAAACAAAGGGTGGGGCTTAATTGTCCCACCTTTAACCACTTAAGGATGGACAGATGATTAAAGCAACGTACATTGACCACATGGGTAATGACTTGACTGTAGCTAACGCAGCCCGTGTGTCATTCGGTAAGACATCCGAGATGGAAGATGACCCGTGGGGACCACCAAAGCTCAAGGCTAAGGACGATAAGCTGATCCGTTACCTCGCCAAGCACAAGCACATCAGTCCATTTGGGCATTGCTTCGCATCCTTCCACGTCAAGGCTCCTATATTTGTAGCACGGCAGCTGGTTAAGCATAAGTTCCTGCGCTGGAACGAGATCAG